ATCCGGCGCGGCCGCAATCAATCGAGCGTTGGATTTGTAGGGGTGCTTGTATCCCCTCAAGTACGCGACCGACTTTTGCTCAGAGTCGAAGATGATCGTTTGACCACCAAATGTTTTCATGGTGGTCCAGGGGCCCGGCGTGTGGGTGAGCTTTTGCGTCAGCTTCACAAGAGCGCCCTCGGCGCCTTTGGGAAGGGTGTGACCCTTCAGCGCCACGACCAGATCGGTCGCTGCTTGGCGCAGGTCGGATGGTGCGTTAGATGTTGCCATCGTTTTCTCGTTCAAAAAGGTGGGGCCGCTGTTCCGGTCCACCGGGAACCCCCAGTGGCAGCGGCCCCGTTGTTCAACCCCAGGGCTTGGCAGCCTTGGCCGGTGCAGCTGACGGTGCTGGCGCTGGTGCAGCCTTGGGCTTGGCGTTGTTGATGTGGCCACCGATGGCCTGGTAGCCCCAGATCACGTTGCGCGTGTCGTCTTTCTTGTCGATGCCGATCTCGGCCACAAAGGCTTGGTCGTGCAGCTGCTCGCTGTCCTCGACGTCATCGATCCCGATGGCCATGCACAGCTTGGCCAGCGACTCCTGGGCGATCTTCACGGCCTGGGCGTTGGGGTTGTCCAGGTTCAGGCGCTCCCAGTGACGGCGGCCAGAGTGCTGGCCAGAGATGACGTGCATCTCCAGCTCAAGGTAGTGGCCATTGTTCGCCTTGGTCGGCTTGGTCTCCGACTTGACGATCATCATCTCGTACTCGCCAGCAGGCAGAGGGCCGAATGAATTGGAGCGCTCCTCGATCTGGACCGACGATGCTTTGAAGTTAATAAGTGCCATGTTTGAAAAGTTCCTGTTTTCAGTTTTGTGACGCGGTCAGAGCCGCAGCGAATTCAGCCCAGTCGAGCTTCATGTTCTTCAAGCCAAACCGGTTGCCACCCATGTGAGCGGGGTGCGGTTCGACGTGAAGAATTCGGTCGCCCGTGGTGCGGGCCTTTGTTTCTTTGTTGCCATACCCGGCATCGGACTGCGTTGTGACGATGCGGTAGTTGGCCCAGCCAATGACGTCGGCCCACTCCTGCACCAACGCGGCAGCGCGGTCGTGCAGCTTGAGCACGTACTGGTCATAGCCGTCGTGCAGTGGTGACTCAAAGTGCTTGATCTTGTCGTGCGCGATCAGGATCACGGCCATGTTGCGCTGAGCACGCAGGGCCTCCAGGCCGTTGAGCAGGTTGCGCCACTCATCGGCCGCGGCGATGTAGCCCTTGCCGTAGCCGGCCGCCTCAATGCTGGCCCACTTGTTGGCCTTGCAGACGTGTGCGTGGATCAGCGGCTCAAGCCAGTCGAGCGAGTCGAGAAACACTGTCTGGTAGTCGTGCTCCTGCTCGAGCAGGGTGGTGATCGCCTCGTACACCTGCTCCAGGCTGGTGGCCAGGGGGAAGGCAGACGCGTCGACTGCGTCGGCACCGTCCTCGGTCAAGATGCCGATCGCGTTCGGGGCCATCGATGCGAAGGTCGTCTTACCGATCTTGCCGGGGCCAGCGAGCACGATCTTGGGTGCACGCATGCGCTTGGTGCGCTGAATAGATGAAAGGTCAAAAGCCATTTTGTTTTCCTGGTGGTGGGTCTGTCGTGGGATTGTGAATATCGCATCAGTCCTCTTGTGACTTGTCTGCGCGGTCGCGTTCAATCCGAGGAAATCCTCGGCGGCCAAACATCGATTTATGCTGCGGCTCGGTGATCGTGTCGCCAATGACAGTGAATCGATGTTCGTTGCCGCACTCGTATCGCCTGGCTTTCTCGCCATTTGTGCGAGTGCGTGTTTCGAGGAGCTCTGTCCAAGCTCCGCAGCGCGGGCAATTCATTTCATTTTCCTATCGCGCACCTCGTTCCAAATGGTGCGGTCGGGATCGAACTTCTTTTGCGCGGCTGCCAGCTCACCCTTTCGCCTTTGCCCGCTGG